ATGCTCAACGATGTCATGACGTTGCCAGAAGCTTCCGTTATCTGGTGCATCAAGTATGAAGGTTTAGTAAAATGTATCACGGCAGGGCCCCTGGATCAGCCTAAATTCCGTGATGATGAATGGGATAAAATCCAGGATACCTGGGTTGTGACACGGCAAGCCATGGAACGCCTTTTTTGGCCAATGCGGTCTATTACTGCGGAGAAAGCTTATATACTTGTTCAATTAAAATGTCCTGGTCTTGCTGTCAGGAATTATTATGAAACCGAGCGTGGGTTTGTATTTTCTGGAGAATGCTATGGCGGTGGGTTCCCAAAAGTAGAAAAAAAGACGGGACGAGTAGGCTGGTTTTTGGAGGAATGGGGGAGTAAGAAGGAACGCAGGTGGAAAAGCACCAAAGATTTTCATCTAGATAAATATGATGAAAATTTGGGACCAATGTACGATACTATAAAGGAAAAAATGGAAATGGTAAGAAAAATACAAAACCACGGTGCTACTTTTCCCATTCAAAAGAACAAAGAATACAAAAATTTCTTTCAGAAGTTTTTAGATAAAATCGGGCGGTAGAAAATGGTAAGTTAAAAGGGTCACTGTTTTTGGCAGTGGCCTTTTTCTATAAGATAAATCCGGCAGACCATCGGGCCTGCTTTTTTTGTTGGGTGGTGAAAATGACGAATTTCATCTTTGGACGGGGGCTGTTCGGCCGGTGGATTTTTGCTGGTCCTACTGGTGCCGGTGAAGGAAACAGCGACCGGGGCAAGGTCCATGAGTACTATCCCGGCCAGTTCGTGGTCTATGCTTACAAAAAAGACGGGACCCGTACAGCGATTTTCGGAGGGGGAAGTGAGGCCAATACCCTGAACGAAGTAACATTTGAAATCACCAGTACCGGCTGTGGCCAGTGTCAGATGACCTTTTACCGGCAGCCGGATAACGCCCAGCTGGACTATATGCAGCGTATCGACATCCACCTGTACGGAGACCGGAAACCCTGGTACAGCGGGTACATCATCAGCCGGCCTATTGAAGGGACTACGGATACCAAGTTCGTGTACAAAGGCTATGGTTTCTACAACCGGCTGGAGAATGTGATGCTCTGGAAGACCTATGAGAATACGGACGTGGGAGATATCGTCCGGGACATTGCCCGCCAGGTGGAACGGCAGACCTTGCAGGTGGTCTACAACGACAGCAAGATCCAGAGCGTGGGATACCGTCCCACCAAACTGATCTTTGACGGGGTGACGGTGAAAGAGGCCCTGAATACCCTGGCGGACTTTGCCGTGGATTACGTGTACGGAGTGGATGAATACCGGTGTCTGTACTTTCGCCGCAGAGAGACAGCAGTGAACGAACAGGCCCGTTTTACGGTAGGAAAACACATTACTTCCTACACCCCTTCCTGGGATGTGTCCAAACTGGTGAACTGGGCTCGGATCAAGGGGGGCAGCGTGGACGACCAGGGCGAGCAGTGGCTGTGCGTTGTGGAAGATAAGAAAAGCCAGAACAGCTACGGGGTCCACCAGGCCGTCTGGAACCTGCCGGAAGCCTACGATGCCGCCGATGCCAAACGGTGGGGCGAAAACCAGATCAGCCAGTACAAGGCTCCTGTGAAATCCGCCAAGATCAGCGGGGTGCGGCTGGAGTACCCTTACCCGGACGGGACCTTCAACGTCCGACATATGTCTACTGACGGGCTGGCAGAGATAAGGCGTCTTGATGGGAAAGCAGATACCTATCCCATCAAGAAGATTAAATACACCCTCTCCGGGGAAAAGGGCATCAAGACCGAAATGGAGCTGGGCGAGCCTCTTTTTTCCGTGGATCGGTACCTGTCGGAAATCGAACGGCGGTCCAAGAATATCGAACAGTCCCAGTCTTCGGCCCTGAAACAATGGAAAGGAGGAAGCTGATGGCCATCCATGATTATCGATTCAATCCCTTTGAAAACACCTTTGACATCAAGAAAATCTTCGATGAAACCCACGTGATCCCCAGCAACAGCCCCTATACCATCCGGCTGGCGGAAGTGCCCCAGAAGACTTCTCCCACCACCCTGCAGGTGAAGTTCCAGAACGGAACCCTCCTGACGGAAGTGGCGGAAGAACCGGCCCAGGGGCAATACTGGCCGGACTACCTCACCACAGAGCATGGTATCGAGGGCTGGAATACCGGGACGTTGAAATTTTCTGCAGCCGATGCGGGGAAGACCGTCCTTGTGACCTATAACGGGATGGGGACCCTGACGGACGACCGGCTCATCGACCAGGTGGAGATTGCCGTCACGTCCAGCACCCAAGCGGATAAGGATGCCAGGGTAGTCAGCCTGAATTCCTGGGATGTGGAAACAGGACCTACATCGGCACCGGGACTCCAGTCCATCCAGTCCGCGTACCATATCCGGAAACACCGGGGTATCCCGGCAGGAACCTACACGCTCCGGCGCATCCTGCAGGAACTGGTGAACCGATCTCATACGGAAGAATACTGGAAAGAGAATTCCCAGTGCAACTGCAATTGTAACTGTGACTGCAGCGATGATTCGGGAGGAGGCTAAGATGCTGGTCATTGACGAAAACAAGAATATCCAGGTATCCCAATACGATACCTTTTCCATCCGGTTCCGGTTTAGCAACTACAAGCTGACCAATGCGGACAAAGTGGTCTTTGCCATCAAGAAGACCACGAACTCTTCCGAAGTAGTGTATACGGATACCTTTTACAATCCCAACAACAACTTCGTGGATGTGGTGGTGCCCAAGGGAGCTCTGGATTCCCTGGAGCCTGGAGCATACATCTACGACCTGGCGATCATGAACAGCGAGACGGAACGGATCCTCACCTGTTTCTTTACCAAATCTTTCATCATCAAGGGGGTGGCTCACAATGTCTGATGCTGGCAATGTGGAAGTGACGCTGACCGTCCAGAATAACACGGAAGTGGAACTGGGAGACGTGGCGGATACCTATGCCGCCGACCAGGCCCGGGAATACAAAAACAAAGCCGGGGAATATGCAGAGAATGCCCTCAACAGCCAGAACATGGCGGAAGCCTGGGCGGAAAGCGACAGCCCTCCCGCCGGGGAAGGAACCCGATCTTCTAAAGTCTGGGCAGATACAGCCCGGCAGTGGGCGGAAAGTGATACCAATCCGGACGGAGTTACAGATGCAAGATCTTCTAAAACCTGGGCAGAGACTGCTCGGGCCTGGGCGGAAAGTGCAACAGAACCGGATGGGATTTCCGGAGCCAAGTCCGCCAAAACCTGGGCAGAAGCCTCTTCCAAAAGTGCTGCCGAAGCATCCGCCAGCGCCAAGGCCGCGGACACCAGTGCCAAAGCCTCTGCCAGCAGTGCAACGGCAGCCAAAGCCTCCCAGGAAGAGGCCGCCACCCAGGCCACCATGGCCAGGCAAAGTGCCGAGAGTGCCGCCGAGAAACTGGCTCAGATGCAGATCAATCTGAAGGTGAAGGCGAACGTGGACAGCCCGGTCCTCACAGGGACTCCGGCAGCTCCGACTCCTGCAGCAAACGCCCAAAGTACCCAAATCGCCAACGTGGCCTATGTGAAGCAGAAAATTGCAGAGTTGGTGAATGGCTCCGATGCCTCCCTGGATACCCTGAAGGAACTGGCGGATGCCCTGGGGAACGATCCGAACTTTGCCACCACCATCATAATGGCCATCGGGAAAAAGCTGGATGCTGCCGCAACGGCCCAGGCGGCCCTGGCAGATGGGAAAGGGAATAACATCGCAGAGACCTACGCCACCAAGGCAGAACTGACCGGGGAAACCGGGACCCTTGCGACGGTGGCCAAAACCGGCAGCTATACGGATCTGCTGAACAGACCGGTGATCCCGGATAAGACCAGCCAGCTGACCAACGACAGCCGGTTTGTCGCCACGGATGCCAACGGGAATGTGGTGCTGACGGGCACCCTCACCGCCACCAAAGTCTACAACGCGGTCTATAACGACTACGCTGAATTCTTTCCCCGGGGCGGGGATACTCAGCGGGGAGACATCATTGCCCTGGACGAAACTTCTGGCAAAGAGCAATATATCAAAGCCACTGCCGGCAGCCTGTGTGTGGTGGGAGTCCATACGGAAGATTTCGCTTCCATCATCGGCGGCCGGACCCTTTCTCCGGGGGACGACATCCTGAAAGTGAACCTCCCTACGTATATCCCCGTAGCCCTGGCCGGCCGTGTGCCTGTCCGGATGTATGGAAAAGCCAAGAAAGGCGGATGGGTAATCCCTTCCGAAATGCCGGGAGTGGGCCGGATGGCCCTTTCGGGCGAAAGTCTTACCCAGGCGGTGGGACAGATTGTGAAGGACGATACCGCAGAAAACGTGCGGCTGGTGAAAATCATCGTAAGGAGTGGAAGATGAAATATCTCAGAAGAAACATCAATACGATATTCCTCATGCTGGGGAATTCCTGCAATATGAACTGTGCCTATTGTCTGCAGCACCCTCTGGTGCATAAGCCTCTGACACGGGAGGTCAACCCGGAAATCTACGACTTCCTGGAAGAGATTTCCCAAGAGAACACCCGGCCCCTCCACTTGCAGTTCTACGGCGGGGAGCCTCTGTTGTACTTTGCCGCCATCCAGGAAGTAACCAAGGAAATCAAAAAAAGAAAACTCCCCATGACCTTTGGGATCATCACCAATGGCCGGGCACTGACGGACGAAATGGTCCGTTTTTTTAATGCCTGGAATTTTACGGTCTGTGTGTCCTGGGACGGGCCTCACGTGAAGGAGACCCGGGGATACGATGTGTTTTCCGTACCGGAAACCCGGGAACGGATCCTGGCCCTGGAACATCTCTGTCTTTCTGCCGTCCTTTCCGCCAAAGCCTATCCCCGGGAAGTGCTTCAGGCATTCCAGAAGATTTCGGAGGAGTACAGTGCCATCCATGGGTACCAGATTGCCGTGAACCTGGACGAGATCATGGATACGGGCCTTCCGAAGAAGAATCTGCTGGACATAGACTACAGCCGGGTGAAGCGGGAGATGACGGCTATGGCCCTCCAGTTCCTGGACGGCTTTGGGAAACGGGTCCCCCCGGATCGGTACACGGAAGAAGCCTACATCCGTCAGCTTTTTGGATCCCTGAAGGATTTCTACCTGACGGGAAAAGGCAAGTGGGACCGGTACACGGCGGCCTGCGGGAACGGCCTCACGGTACTGAACCTGGATCTCCAGGGCAATCTGTATCCCTGCCACAACACCTCCCGGAAGGCCGGCACCATCCATGACGGGTACTTCAGTTACTTGCAGCGGATCCTTGCTGGGGACCACACCCATGAGTATCGAAAAGAGTGCCTGTCCTGTACAGCTCTCGCCTTCTGTCAGGGCGGCTGCAAGCTGGTGGGGGACAAAGCCCGGAAGGGATCCTACTGCCGGCTCAAGCGGGCCGTTTTCACTCCGGTCCTGATAGCCATCCAGCAGTACGGGCAGAAGCTATTGGAGAAGAACCATGGCAAAGAACGGAACCATCAATAAAACCACCTTCACGGACACGACAGCCCTCACAGATACCAGTGAGCTGAAGGTGAAGGCCATCCATGTGACGGAACTCCAGACGGCCCTGGAACAGCTCAATGCCTACGGGGCCAATGTGGACAACTGCGGAAACTGCACCTTCTGCCAGTCGTGCCAGAAATGCCAGACCTGCCAGGGATGTCAGAGCCAGAAATGTCAGTCCAGTTCCTGCCAAACCTGCCAGAGCATCAGCCAGTGCAGCTCGAGGAACTGTACCTGCCAGACGAGAGGGCAGTGCGATTGCAACTGCAACTGTAGCAACTGTAACTGCTCGGACGATTCGGGAGGAGGGCCATAAGATGGCAAGTCAGAACGAGATTGTATGGAAGAAGGACCTGACGGACATCCAGTCGGGACTGGAGACCCTTGCCACAAAGACGAAGATCTCCATCGACCTTTCTGCAATGGACTACGGCAAGGTGAAGAAAATCAACGTAACGGCCCTGGAAACAGCCGTGAACCAGCTGGAAGAAGCCTTCTCGGGAAACTGCTGCCAGGCCAACTGCTGCCAGACTTGTCAGGGGTGTCAGTCGTGCCAGACCTGCCAGGGATGCCAAAAGTGCCAGACCTGTCAGGGGTGCCAAACCTGCCAGGGGTGCCAGAAATGCCAGTATTACATGACCCAGAACTGCAATTGCGACTGCAACTGCAATTGCTCGGATGACAGCTAAAGGAGGAACAACTTATGATCATTGCAAAAGGAAACGTAAGTACGGCGGAAGGGCCTGTGCCGGTAGAGAATCTAAAGCCAGGAATGCTGGTGGTGGATCGGGGCCATCGGGCAAGAAACTTGCTGATGGTAGAACAGGTCCAGCTCCATCAGACACTCCATTTTGAGCGGAACAAAGACCTGGTCCTGGCGGGGAATAGCATCCTTTTCACCCTTACCGGCATGCGGAGCGCAATCTCCCTCAAGGGGGTACGCAAGGCCCTGAGCGGACGGATCCAAATGCTCTTTGAAGGGAGAAAGATGCAGGAGGATGTGATGAAAATCAAAAAGGAAGAAGTCACCGGCTATCGCCTGACCATCGAGGGTGGCAAGGATGTCCTGGTCAATGGGTACGATGTAGCAGACAAGGAGGAAGGGGTATGCTGAAGATCTATTACAACGAGGAATCCAATGCTGACTACCTGATCCACCTGACTCTCCGGGGCGATTACTGCAAGGCGGAATGCACCAGCAACAGCGAAAGCCGGAAGGGAGCGGATGTGATCGAGACCATGCATCCTTACAGTTCCTACGTTCTTACAGAAGGAAACGGGACCGTGAAACTGTTCCGCCGTCCCATGGCCTCGGACTACCGGTTCCTTGACCTTAACCGGTTGGGAGTATCCATCAAGCTGGACTTTGCCGTCCTGACCCAGCTTTACGGGAACACCACCATCCTGGATATCGATACCGGCATGATGGCGGAAGGCCAGCGGGATATTGTGGTGCGGATGTTCAACGGGCAGAAGGAAAACCTGACCCTTGACACGGACCAGGAATATGAACTGTTGCCCTTTAACACCAGCGACTTGATCCTGGGGGATCATCCCAGGATGAAACTCTGGGACAGCTACAGCCTTTCCGCTGGGGACCGGGAACTGATGGCCAACCGGAAAGGATACCTGATTGATGGAGATCCGGAAGAACCCTTCACCCCGGAAGGTGATAAGGATTATATCGATTTTACCATCCAAAAGTACAAAGGAGATTTCTCTACGAAGGAGAAGCTAACCCGGGATATTGATGACGAAGAAGTCTTTGTAGAATCTTCTGCCGGCCTTGTGAACAACAGACGGGTAAGGCTTGTAAAGGGAACGGGCAGTTTCCGCCTGTATCCCTTTGGGTACGAAGGCCCGGTGAAGATTAAGCTGGGGAGAAAGTGGTACGAGGTGTGGAACGACTATCTGGTGTTTGTTGGAAGGCAGGGGTAATATGCAAAAAAACAAGATGGATTTGCCGACACAGGTTCAAATCACCCTTTATTTAGGTAGCCAGTGCAATCTCCACTGTGCCTACTGCCACCGGGAGGCTTCGGATGGGGAAGGGGGCATTTCAGAAGAATTTCTGGCAAAATTGAAACGGAATCCTCCTAGAGCCATCAAGTTCATGGGAGGGGAACCTCTGCTTTACATGAAGGAAATCCGGAAAGTGGTGGAAGCAGTGCCCCAAGCGAAGTTTGCGGTCAGCACCAACGGCATCGGCATCGAAAAGCACCTGGATTATTTCCGGGAGCATTACTTCCAAATCTGCATCAGCTATGATGGGGCAGAAAGGGACCTGCGGGGGTATGATCCTTTCACCGATCTATTGGATTACCCGGACCTGGCGGTTTCCACCACCCTGTACCATGGGAATACGGACCTGGGAGCCATTATGGCAAAGTTCCGGGAGAAGGAGAAAGTCATCGGACGGAACCTGTCCTTCTTCCCGCATCTCATGCATGTAACCAACGAGACCAACCGGAAGTATGCTCTGACCCGGGAGGACTATGATTCCATCCTGGAACAGTACAAGAAGTATGTGGGGTTGTATCTGTCCCGGTTACGGAGGTTCGGCATCCGGGACAAGCGGTATGAAGGACTTTACCAAACCCTGGAACGGCGCAGGGAGGTTCAGTACATTTACGGAGAAACCTACTGCAGCAACCGGACCATCCGGAAGGTGGATGCCAAAGGGCAGGCTTATCCCTGCTTGTATATCCGGAAAGAGAAACTGAGGAAGGATTGGCTGAAGGAACAGCAGGCTCTCATTGATTCCGTCAGTCCTGGCTGTCGCCAGTGTTCCGTCTACGGTATGTGCGGCGGGGCCTGTATTGTCAGCCAGGAACATGAAATGGAGTGCCGATTCTACAAGGCCCTCTATACCTGGTTCCAAAAGGAAGTGACCCGACCATGAACTCGATTTATATCTTCCCTGAGGCCATCCATACGGAAGATACCATTTCTCTGGACCTGGAAGAAAATGGATTGCGCTTTTTCTGTAATAACAAACGAGTGGTTATTGATCTTGCTGCATTGCGGAGCGGGTCCTCCACGGTGATTTTGAAAAATCCCATCACCGGGACCGTCTACCCGCTGTTTAACTTCCGGGAAATCCTCCAGGTGATGGATCTGGAGCCCCAGGAGCTGCTCCAGACCCTTCGCATCAACGGCTATGTGCAGATCGACAAGTCCGGGAAGGATACCTTCATCAAAGTGTTCCTGCCCAATGGGCAACCTGAATTAAAGAGTCGGACTCATGACTTTTCCCGGTTTCCCCATGTGGCCATGGCCGATCTCCATAAGCTGGACCGGGCTTTCAGTTGGTCCGCGCATACGGGGAAGGTCCAAATCCATTATGGCCGGATTGAGGGATCCCTGGTGTTTGACCGCTCAACCTTTTGGAAGGAGCCGGTTTATGTGAGCCATGCCGGACAGAGCCAGGAGCTGACCGAGGGGGAAAACTGGTTTTCCTTCGTCTGGAGTCCTTCGGAAGATGTGTACTGTGGGCCTCAATGTGGACGGTACAAAGGACGGGCACTCCATATTTCAGGTTTCCAGCGGTAAAAGAAAGGAGGGACAACATGGATTTTATCAGCTACACCTTTGTGAACGCCGTGATCAGTGCCCTGGCCGTATTCGGGTGCTGGCTCATCCTGCGTCCTCAAAAGATTGAGAATCGGGCGCTCCACAAGAGTATCGACAATAATACCAAGGCCCTGGAGGACCTGACCGGTCTGATCAACGAAATGCGAGTGGCCCAGGCAAGTGTGGAGACGAACATTACCAATCTCTGGCACCGGTACAAAGATCTGAAGGGAGAAGTGGACAGAATTCATGACCACAATCGGGATATGGGGAATCCGTCATGCTCGAAAAAGTAAGAGGGTGGCTCAAGAAGAGCCTTGGGACTGTAAAGAAGCGCCTGAACCAGTTCCAGCAGCCCATCAAATGGATCGTCATAGGGTATCTTGTGACGGTCTTTTTGTTTGTAGTTTCCTATTACGGATTCTGGATGTATCTGGCCGTGATGGGAAAAATCCAGCTGCCAGACCTATTGGCAATGATACGGGAACTAGTGGGGCCTGCCATGGTAGGCTTTGTCACCTTCATTGCAGGCTGTTTCGTGGATCTTGATGGAAATGGAGTCCCGGATCATTTTGAAAAGGAGAAGGATAAGACATGAAGATTTTTATTAATCCTGGGCATATGCCCGGTGTGGACAGCGGGGCCGTCAATGAAACTTATGGAGTCACCGAAGCGGATATCGTAAAAGAAATCGGAGCCGGAGTCCAGCAGTACCTGAACCGGGTGGGCTATGACTGTATGCTGGTCCAGTCCGATAATCTTTGCGGGGAATCTCCCAACTATACCAATATTTGTGCCAGCGCAAATGGGTGGAAGGCAGATCTCTTTCTTTCCATCCACTGCAATGCGGCCGCGGAAGAAGCCCAGGGAACGGAAACTCTGGTGTACAGCAGGGACAGTGAAGGAGCCTGCGCCCTGGCAGAATGCATCCAGAACCAGATTGTCCAGAGCCTGAGCACCGTGGACCGGGGTGTGAAGGAACGGCCTGGGCTGGCTGTACTCCGGGAAACGGATATGCCGGCGGTTCTTGTGGAAACGGCGTTCATCACCAACGAAGAGGATGTGCAGCTCCTGATGAATCAGAAGGACGGATTTGCCCGTGCCATTGCCCGCGGGGTGACGGATTATGTGGCCCGGAAAGGATGAGAGACCATGGACATGTGGCGGATCAGCGATGAATTTCTCTTAGGCTATCTTTTGGGCATCTTGACCGGGGTGCTCCTGTTCACCTTGGTCATCTGAAGAAAGAGGGTGGGGATGATTGAGAAAAAGCGTCTGGGTCTTGCTGCTTTGTTTGTTATTCTCCTTTCCGCAGGTGTCCTGGGCCTCTACGTATACCATAACAGAAGAGGAACTGACCCAGTTGGAGCAGAATATCAGCGAGCTGCAGACCATCAACAACAGATTACAGAAGGAATCCAAGCAGCAGAAGAAACGCATGAAGGAATTGGAGACGCAATTGACCGCAGCACAGACCGAATTACAGAAAGCCAGGGAACAGTCCAATCGGCTCGGGAGTCAATTGAAAGATCTGGAGAGGACCTCGATCAGGCAGGAAGAATCCTTGCGGATTGCCAACGAATCCTTAGCCGCATACGAGAAAGAAACCAATAGAACACAGAAACGGCTGAAGGCACAGCGGAATTTGGCTTATGGAATAGGTACGGTTTTGCTGGTGGCTTTGGTGCGGAAATGAATAGAGCCATGGTGGGAATTCCTGCCATGGCTCTTTTTTGCGTTATGGGTACTTATTCCTGCCATTCTTGTCCTGCTACTCTTAGAAACGAAATTTTAGGAGGAAACTGATCATGAAAGAACAAAGCCCAAAGCTGCCATTGAACCAGCGGTTTACGTTGACCCTGAAAGAAGCCAGTCAGTATTTCCATATTGGGGAAAAGAAACTTCGGAGAATGGCTGCCGAAGACCCTGGTTCCGGGTTTCTGCTGCATAATGGACGGAAAGTACTCATCATCCGGGAAGAATTTGAACAATTCCTTCGCCAGACTTCGTGTATTTGATAGAAGTTGACTTATTTTGTCTTCAGAGTGATGTATAGGATGCCAAAAGAAACGAAAGGGGAAAAGCAATGAAAAAACGTATGACAGGCCGGATCCGAAGAGATAAGAAAAGACGGATCCTACGGCCGGGAGAGTCTGTTCGGATTGATGGTAAGTACCAATTTAAATACATGGTGGATGGCAAACCCAAATTCTTTTACAGCTGGAAACTGGAGCCTACGGACCCATTGCCCCCAGGAAGAAAGCCTTGCCGGTCCCTTCGGGAGATGGAAGACAGCCTGGAGGTCCGCTTGGTGATCTGCCCCAATGCCAACAGCGATTCCATGACCGTCCTGGAACTGGTTCAGCGCTATCTGCTTCTCAAAAAGAGTGTGAAACCAAACACATTGACCAATTACCGGTTTGTGGTCAATGCCCTAAAGAAAGAGCCCTTTTCCCAGAAGGCTATTGGGAAGGTGAAAATGTCCGATGCCAAATTATGGCTGATCAAAATGCAGTCGGAAGGGAAAGGGTACAGTACCATCCACAGTATCCGGGGCGTGGTACGTCCGGCCTTTCAAATGGCCGTGGATGATGAGATCCTCTGGAGGAATCCTTTCAACTTCGAAATGAAGGATGTGCTGATCAACGACAGCGTACGGCGGGAGGCTCTTTCCAAACGGGACATGCGGATTTTCCTGGAATTCATCCGGAAGGACGAATACTTCAAGAGGTACTACGAAGGAATCTACATCCTGTTCCATACCGGGCTGCGGATCTCAGAATTCTGCGGGCTGACGGTGAACGACATTGACCTGGAAAAGCGGACCATCAACGTGGACAAGCAGCTCCAGAAATCCAACAGTAAATATTACATCCTGTCCACCAAAACCAAGGCCGGGGCCCGGCTGTTGCCCATGACGGACGAAGTGTACCGGTGCTTTGTGACCGTCCTCCGGCAGCGGAGGCCGCCAAAGGTGGAACCCATCATCGACGGAGTGGGGCAGTTTCTTTTTTATGATAACAGGGGCTTTCCCATGGTGGCCCAGCACTGGCAGAAGTATTTTCAGCATATCCTGAAGAAATACAACAGCACCTACAAGTACCAGCTGCCGAAGATCACCCCTCACGTGTGCCGCCACACCTACTGCACCAACATGGCTCTGTCCGGGGTGAGCGCCAAGACTCTCCAGTACCTGATGGGTCACAGCGACATCGGCATCACCCTGAATGTGTACACCCACATCAAGTTCAACGATGCCCAGAAGGAAGTGGAAGTGATCCAGGCCCGGCAGCAGAAGGAGATGGAAAGCGTAAGGGAAGAACTGGAAAAGGTGGGCGAGATCCAGCCGAAGGTGATCCGGTTTCCGAATAAGGCGTAGAAACTGGGAAGGCAGTTGGCCTTTGCCGGAAAAAAGAGAAGACCCGCAGTCTTGTGATTGCGGGTCTTTTCTGTGGTGTTTTTGGGATAGGTCGTTTGGTATAATGGGCATAGAGAAAGAAAAAAACGGTTGATGGGGGTCTGAAACATGAGCATAAACCGAAGTCATAAACATGGACTGTGCGTTGACACAATGTGGGAGGATTTGAAGCCCCAGGTGAATCAGGTGATCCAAAAATATTTTGCAGAACATAATCTTTCAGTAGAAAAGCTGAAAAAATGTAGGATAAGTGAAGATTATGAAATGCGAGGGTACCAGGCACCTGCTTCTCCTTATAATGTGCCAACCAAGGATTACGGTAAAAATGTGATGGATGATTCAGTTGTACCGCCAATTGTTTTGCTTCTGCGTAAAAAGGGTGACAGGCTGGAAGTCGAGCCTACAAGATATACAAGACCATTTCTAACCAAGGAATCAGATTACTTTCTTGTAACGGTTGATTTTCTAAAATACCGGATCAATTCTTTAATCCAGCACGTCGTTTTTGATTATAAGGGAATTCCCTGCGGGGTGGATCCCCTTTCTCATCATGAGTTCGATGTATGGTATGGCGACAAAGCGGAAACAATGACCAGCATAGATGACGTTATGAACAAGCCGTTCTTTGATGGAAAGAGTCTTACTGAAATTGCTTCTGAAATAGAAAATGTGGAATTCTAGATGGTTGTGCTGTTTTTAAAGATGCGGTAGGTGCAGAATCATGACAAGTTCTGACGAAATAGATAAAAAATCATCTAAGGATGAAGAAGTCCTGGCGAAAATCAATTCTGAACTTCAAAATATGGATCGAATTTATATAATGGCTTCTGAACCGCTTGAAGGGCGCTCCATTGAGGAAATGCAGGAATTAGCAGAGAAGACAACAGATACGGAAACGCTGGCGAACCTCTATGCGGCCGTTTGTAATGAATTTTTCTGGATAGAAGATAACGAATATGATTTTCCCCAGGGAACACCGGAATATGCAGAAGCGATTCAAATAACCGATCAATGGGGAAATCTTATGGACGAACTGGAAGCACGGCTTATGCAGATTGCGGCAGAGGAAAGGCTGCTTCTGCCGGAAGAATCCGTTAGCTGGCGTCTAAATCGAATAGAACGATTTATGAAAAAATATGGCCTTGTGAATGCCGGTGGCTGGTGGGTCAAAGAAACACTGAAAAATGAAGAACTGCAGGGGCAACTGGCATTTTTGATTCCGAATCTTGGTCATTGAATTTGTGAGAGCGGCCAGGGATGGGTTTGCCTTCGGCGAACCCCTACGCCGTCTTCGTCGGGGTGACGGGGAGAAGGTTCAATTGGGTGGAACTCCGTTTTTCTCCTTCAAAGGAACCCGCTGCCGGGTTCCGTCCATCGGCCGCTGACCGCTGACAGTTGACTGCTGACAAAAGGGAATGCCGCATATTTTGTGCAGCACTCCCTTTTCTGCTATAATCAATCCCAGAAAACGCTTAGTAGTAGGAATTGCCCAAAATACTACTACTTTTACTACTTAGAGGAGAAAAGTTATGCCAGGTTATGCCATTTCTTGTCTTCCCTGAATGGACTGGCAAAATCCGGGAATCGGCATTAATTCGGCATAGTTTGGCATAACATGGCATAGAGAGGAGCTAGTGTCTATGGTGAAAGTACTTTTTATTTGCCATGGCAGTAAAAGGAATTGATGTGAGCTACTGGCAGGGGATTATCGACTGGGCGAAGGGGCCGCTGGTATCTCCTTTGCCATCATCAAGGCTGGAGGATCAGATGACGGTTTCTACACCGACAGCAAGTGGGAAACCAATTACAAGGGAGCTAAGGCAAACGGCATCGCAGTAGGCGCGTATTATTTCGTCGGGCCGAAATGCGTGAACGCCGCAGCAGGAAAGGCGGATGCGGAAAGATTCATTCAGCTTCTTAAGGGAAAGCAGTTCGAATATCCGGTGTTCATGGATAACGAAGCGCAGCCGGTATCCGCTAAAACAGGCATCACGGAGGCATCAATAGCTTTCTGTGAGACGATGGAAGCCGCTGGATATTTCGTTGGAATCTACGGCTCTACGTATTCCGGGTTCCGTGACAGAATGGATGACTCGAAGCTCACCGCATACACGCACTGGGTCGCGCAGTATGCTTCGAAATGCACTTACTCTGGCAAGTACGGCATCTGGCAGTATTCTTCAAAAGGAAGAGTGAACGGCATCAGTGGGAATGTCGATATGGATCTTTCCTACGTGGATTATCCGTCTGCGATCAAAGGCGGAGGCTTCAACGGATACGAAAAGACAGTATTCTCATCCAAGCCTGTCGCCAGCACCACACCAGCCAAGAAGAGCACGGATGAGATCGCAAGAGAAGTGATCGCAGGAAGCTGGGGTAACGGCGACGACAGAAAGAGCCGTCTTACCGCAGCGGGATACGACTACAGTGCGGTGCAGGCCAAGGTCAATGCTCTCCTAGGCGCGAACAAGTCGTCTGCTCCGGCAGCGGTCTACTATACGGTGCGCTCCGGCGATACGCTTTCCGGAATCGCCAAGAAGTATGGCACATCGGTCTCCGCCATCCAGAAACTCAATCCGACGCTTATCAAGAACGTCAATCTCATTCTGGCTGGCTGGAAGATCAGAGTGAAATAAGAATCCGTGTTTATGCCTGTGGGTATTCCATTTTGGAAGCCTGCAGGCATTTTTTTATTTTCTTCTTTCAAAACCGTCAGATAAGGTTCATTGGCAAGGCTACCTCATAGAGAGCAAGAGATAAAGCTCTCAGAAAGGGGTGAAAGCCATGAAGCACAGTCTGAAGATCCGTGTTTCAAAAGAACCAGCGACCGATGGCATCGTCACCTGCAAGAGCGTCACGATCAGGGAAAGACTCCTTCGCTTCCTTTTTGGAGACAAGCGAAGAGTGACCGTCCTGATTCCCGGCGACAGCGTAGGCGAGATTGCGATCACGGAAAATGAGAAAGGAGGAACAGCAGATGGACCAGAAAAGTCTGATGCTTGATGCGGCAGAAAAGCTCTCGGCATTATCCGAAACCCTCAAGGCTCTGGCCGACAGCGTACAGGCAGAAGAAGCCAAAGGTACTGACAGTCAGCCGGAGAAAGCGAAGGCGCCGGAAAAGAAACCGCCAGCGATCACGCTTGAGAAGGTCAGAGGGATTCTTGCCGACAAGAGCAGAGCCGGTCATACCGCTGAGGTGCGCGCTATTATCCAGAAGCATGGAGCGAGCCGTCTCAGCGAAGTCGATCCGGATCAGTATGCTGCGATCATTCAGGAAGCGGAGGTGCTCTGATGGGAAAACATGCCATTCTTCCGCCATCCGGATCACACCGCTGGCTGAACTGCACGCCATCCGCAAGACTTGAGCAGGAGTTCGATGATACGGAGTCCGAAGCAGCAAAGGAAGGAACTGCCGCGCATGCCCTCTGTGAGCACAAGCTGAAGAAGGTACTTCACATGAGAAGCAAGCGTCCGGTTTCGGATTATGACTCCGATGAAATGGAGGAGTGTTCCGACGAGTACGTGGACTTTGTCATGGAGCAGTATGAAGCGGCAAAGCAGGTCTGCAAAGACCCGATCGTGCTGATTGAACAGCATCTGGATTTCTCCTGCTATGTGCCGGATGGATTCGGAACCGGTGACTGCATCATCATCGCAGACGGAAAGCTCCATATTGTGGACTTCAAGTACGGGCAGGGCGTTCTGGTGGAAGCCGAAAACAATCCGCAGATGAAGCTCTATGCGCTGGGAGCCTTGGAACTCTACGATGCGCTCTATGACATCACGGAAGTCTCCATGACGATCTTCCAGCCAAGACGTGCCAATGTCAGCACATGGACGGTTCCAGTAGAGGAACTGAAAGCCTGGGCGGAAAACGAACTCAAGCCGAAAGCGCTGATGGCCTATAACGGCGAGGGCGAGTACGTTCCTGGCGAATGGTGCACCTTCTGCAGGGCTGCGGTTCGCTGCAGGGCGAGAGCCGAAGAAAAGCTGAAGCTTGCGCAGATGGAATTCAAGCTTCCGCCGCTTCTCACGGATTCGGAAATCGAAGAGATTCTCACGGTGCTTCCGGACCTTACCAAGTGGGCCAATGAAATCACAGCCTATGCAACGGATGCAGCTGTCAACCAAGGCAAGAACTGGAGCGGATTCAAGGTGGTCGAAGGACGGTCAAATCGTAAATATCGGGACGAAGGGAAAGTCGCAGAAGCGGCAATAGAAGCCGGTTATAAGGACATTTACCGTCAGTCGCTCATTCCGCTTACAGAGATGCAGAAGCTCATGGGCAAAGACACATTTGAGGCCGTGCTCGGCAGCCTCATCTATAAACCGCCGGGCAAGCCGACACTGGTTCCAATCACGGACAAGAGGCCGGCAATGAATGTAGCAAATGCCATAGACGAATTTAACGAAATCAAGGAGGAACAGTAACATGGCTAATACGAACAGTAAGACAAAGGTTATCACGGGTATCAACACAAGACTTTCCTATTTCCACGGCTGGGAGCCGGCATCCATTAACGGCGGGGCTGAGAAGTATTCGGTATCGGTTCTGATTCCGAAGGATGATACGGAAACCATCAATGCCATCAACGCGGCAATCGATGCCGCCATCGAGGAAGGCATCGCCAAGTTCGGCGGGAAGAAGCCGAACAAGGCAGCTATCAAGCTGCCTCTCCGCGACGGCGATGTGGAGCGCGACGATGAAGCCTACAAGGGACATTACTTCATCAATGCTAACTCCAAGACGGCACCGCAGATTGTCGACAGAGCAGTAAAGCCGATTCTCGACAGAAACGAAGTGTACAGCGGCTGCTATGCCCGTGTATCGCTCAGTTTCTACGCATTCAATTCGAACGGCAACAAGGGAATCGCCTGCGGCCTTGGAAATATCCAGAAAGTGCGTGACGGTGAGCCTCTTGGCGGCAGAACCAGTGCAGCGGATGATTTCGCAACGCTGGACGATGACGATTTCCTGGCGTAAGGAGGGCGTGAACAATGGATGCAACAACAGTAAGCGCACTGACAGAAGCTCTGGTCAACATCCTTCTCGGATGCTTTTCGGTGGTGATTCTTACCTGGACTGTGGTCGGGATTGAGACATTGATCAATGATCACAGACGCGAGAAACGCGAAAGAGAAGCCGCTGAGCGTGACAAGGCATATCACGAAAAGCGTATGGAAGAGCTTTCTAAGTAATACCCGGGGCGGCACGGAGTTTTCCCTCTGCCGCCCTTATTTTTATTGGAGGATATGAAGTGAAGAATCTTGAAATTGATATTGAGACGTTCTCTTCGGTGAGCCTGCCGAAGTGCGGCGTATACAAATATACGGAAAGTCCTGACTTTGAGATCCTTCTGTTCGGATACAGCGTGGATGGCGGTCCGGTATCAACGATTGACCTAGCTTGCGGAGAAAAGTTGCCGGAGGATGTTCTTGCGGCTCTGACGGACGATGAAGTGACGAAGTGGGCGTTCAATGCACAGTTTGAAAGGGTCTGCCTGTCCAGGTATCTGTCGGATATGGGACTTAGTCTTGATCCGTTTTCCGATCACCATCCGCTGGCGACGGAGCGCGCAAGGTTCCTGAATCCGGCATCGTGGAAATGCTCTATGGTGTGGTCAGCCTATATGGGGCTTCCGCTTTCTCTTGAAGGCGTCGGTGCCGTCCTTGGGCTTGAGAAACAAAAGCTCATAGAGGGAAAGGATCTGATCCGCTTCTTCTCAGTTCCCTGCAGCCCGACAAAGACAAATGGTGGCCGTACGCGAAACCTTCCGGAGCATGCACCGGATAAGTGGGAAAGATACAAGGTCTACAATATCCGAGATGTCGAAACAGAAATGCAGATTCAGCAGAAGCTCGCGAAGTTTCCGGTCCCGGAATTCGTGTGGGATGAATACCACCTAGACCAGGAAATCAACGACAGAGGAATCCGTGTTGACATGACGCTGGTAGAGCAGGCGATTGCAATTGATGAAATGTCTAGGAGCAGACTGACTAAGGAGATGCAGAAGCTCACCAATCTGGAGAATCCAAACAGCGTGGTTCAGATGAAATCCTGGCTTTCGGATAATGGCCTTGAGACCGAGACTCTTGGAAAGAAGGTGGTCGCTTCTCTTATTGATGAAACGGACGGAGATGTATCAAAGGCGCTGGAACTTCGGCAGCAGCTTGCCAAGTCGTCGGTCAAGAAGTATCAGGCGATGGAGAATGCCACATGCAGGGACGGCCGGTGCCGGGGCATGTTTCAGTTCTATGGTGCAAACCGCACTGGCCGTTTTGCGGGAAGGCTCGTGCAGCTGCAGAATCTTCCGCAGAACCATATGAGCGATCTTGCTGAAGCTAGAGCACTGGTACGTTGTGGAAACACGGAAGCACTGGATCTTCTTTACGATGATATTCCGGACACGCTCTCTCAGCTGATCCGCACTGCTTTTATTCCGGCTGAAGGCATGAAGTTCTATGTGGCAGATTTCTCCGCGATCGAGGCGAGGGTGATTGCTTGGTTTGCCGGCGAGACGTGGCGCAGCAAGGTATTTCAGGATGGCGGCGACATCTACTGTGCTTCGGCCAGCCAGATGTTCAAGGTGCCGGTTGAAAAGCACGGCGTGAACGGGCACCTGAGACAGAAAGGGAAGATTGCAGAGCTCGCGCTTGGCTATGGCGGCTCGGTCGGAGCACTCAAGGCAATGGGCGCTATCGACATGGGGCTTGCCGAAGAAGAGCTGCAGCCGCTTGTAAATGCCTGGAGGCAGACTAATCCGCATATCGTGGAGTTCTGGTGGCAAGTGGACCGCGCCGTAAAGAAGGTGATCCGGGAAAGGAAACCGCAGGATGTGAAGGGCATCAAGTTCTTCTATCAGAGCGGCATGCTCTTTATCACGCTTCCATCTGGAAGAAACCTCTGCTATGTGAAGCCGCGCATCGGACAGAACCGCTTCGGCGGCGAGTCTGTCACCTATGAAGGCGTAGGCAGCACAAAGAAATGGGAACGGATCGAAAGCTACGGTCCGAAGTTCGTCGAGAATATTGTTCAGGGTACATCAAGAGACATCCTGATGTATGCCATGAAGACCCTTCGGTGCTGCAGCATTGTCGCTCACGTCCATGATGAGCTCATTATTGAAGCAGACCCGCGAGTCAGCCTTAAAGCGATCTGCGAGCAGATGGGACGGGTCCCTCCCTGGGCCAGCGGACTTGTCCTTCGGGCTGATGGATATGTTTGCGATTTTTATATGAAAGACTAAGGAAACGTCAGATTTTACCTCCTGCCGGGGCTACCTGGTAGGAGGTGTTTTTCTATGCAGGTAACAAAGATTGTAGATGGAGACATTTCGTACAGCGATATTCCAAAACCTACCAATGCGGAAATGCAGCGCGAATACGACTATCTTCTGGCGGAGCAGATGACAAGAAATCTTCTGAACGATGGCCTTATTTCCCAGGATGAATTTGACAAAATCATGGTCCAAAACAGGCGGTCTTTCTCGCCATTATTATCGAAGATCGGGGCGAAAATAACTTGATATCACTGACTTTTAGAGTGATGTATGTACTACCCCAATCCGAAAGGAAGTGAGACCATGAAACGAATAACGAAGATTGAGGCAGCAGGCACCAAGCAAAAGAAGCTGCGCGTTGCAGCGTACGCTAGGGTCTCGACGGACTCTGATAAGCAGTTGGTCAGTCTGGAAACACAGAAGAACCACTACGAGAAGTACATCAAGGCAAGACCCGATTGGAAATTTGCCGGACTATATTTTGACGAGGGTATCTCCGGAACAAAAATGGATCGGCGCGACGGTCTGAAGCGGCTTCTTGAGGACTGTGATAAGGGGCTGATTGATTACATCGTTGTAAAGTCCATCAGCAGACTTGCCAGGAATACGGTCGACAGCATCGAGATCGTCAGAAAACTATTCCAGCAGGGCATCTTCATTTATTTTGAAAAGGAGAACATCAGCACGGAAAAAATGGATGGAGAGCTTCTTCTCACCATTCTTGCTAGCCTGGCAGAGAGCGAATCCCGATCGATTTCAGACAATGAAACATGGAGTGTGCAAAAGCGCTTCATGAACGGAACATTCAAGATCGGTTATCCGCCATACGGCTATAGAAATGAAGACGGCAAGATGGTGGTGGAACCAGATAAGGCAGAGACGGTGCGATATATTTTTGCATCAGTCCTTGCAGGCCAGTCTCCAGCAAGTGTAGCGAAGGAACTGAACCAGAGGGGAATTCCTACAAAGCGGGGAAGCAAATGGAAAGGCAACGTTATCAATGGCATGATCCGTAATGAGAAGTACACGGGCGATGTCATCTTCCAGAAGACCTACACGGACGACCGATTCAACAGGCACATCAATCATGGCGAGAAGAGCAAGTATATGGCCAAGGACCATCATGAGGCGATCATCAGCCACGAGGACTTTGATGCCGCTAATGCCATCCTAGACAGGAACGCCCTGGAAAAAGGCATAGAGAAGGATACGGAGAAGTACAACCATCGATATGCGATGTCGGGAAAGATTATCTGTGGCGAGTGTGGCGGCAAGTGGAAACGGGTGAAGCTGGACAGCCAGTTCGGATTTGCCTGCGATACGCATGTCAGGGACAAGAACAAGTGCAGCATGAAATCTATCAAGGAAGAACCGGTCAAGGCGGCATTCGTCAACATGATGAACAAGCTGACATTTGCACGGAGCAAGGTCCTGGTTCCCTATGAGCAGATGTATGTCAAAGGGAGCGATCAGGCAGCACTTGATCGGTTGGATGAAATCGAAGTGCTTCTTGAAAAAAATACAGAGCGCAGGGCACAAATCCTGCAGTTCTTCAGTAAGAGCCTTCTGGACCCGGCTGTCTATGCTGAGGAAAATGATGCACTTCTTGAAAAGGAAAAACGCCTCCAGGATGAGAAGGATGCACTTTCCAGTAGGATGGCCGGCGGATATGACCAGCAGGAAGCGCTGACAAATCTCCTGCGCTACACGGCAAAAGGAAATCAGCTGGAAACATTCGACGGCGAGCTTTTCACAGAGCATGTGGACCACATCATCATTTACAGCAGGACGGAGATCGGATTTGCCATGAAGTGCGGCCCGGTCTTCCGGGAAAGGATATAGAAATGGAACATACACCATATGGATATAAGATCGTTAACGGCAAGGCTGTTATCGATGAGGATAAAGCAGCCGTACTCCGAAAGATCTGCGACAACTACCTGAGCGGGATGTCATATGTAGCGGCTGCTGCAGATGCGGGAATCACCATGAAACATTGCGGCGTCAAACGCTTGCTGCAGAACAAGAAGTACTTGGGCGATGATTTTTACCCGGCTATCTTTATGCAGGAGACACTCGATAAGATTGAAGCAGAAAGACAAAAAAGAGAGAAAGCGCTCGGCAGGGACAGACGAAAAGGTAAAGCGATCAAGAAGTCGCCAATCTACACAGAGTTCTTCATGCCGCGAGTGCCAAAGAAATACGACGATGCAGTAAAGCAGGCTGAATATGCTTACAGCCTGATCATAAGCGAGGTGAGCAAGTAAATGCCATTAGCACAGAATATTACGGTCATTCCGGCGATACGGAAAGTCGGAACGCAGAAGCCGGAAACCAAAGTCCAGAAAACAAGGGTGGCTGCCTACTGCCGTGTATCGACTGAATATGAAGAACAGGAATCCAGCTACGACGTTCAGGTCGAGCACTACACAACCTACATCAAGAGCAAGCCGGAATGGGAATTTGTCGAGGTATATGCGGACGACGGTATCAGCGGCACCAACACTAAAAAGCGAGACGAGTTCAACCGTATGATCGATGACTGCAAGGCCGGCAAGATCGACATGATCCTGACCAAGTCCATCAGCCGATTCTCCAGAAACACGGTTGACTGCCTGAAATACACAAGAGAGCTCAAAGCGCTGAATATTGCCGTTTTCTTTGAAAAAGAGAACATCAACACTCTGGATGCAAAGGGCGAAGTGCTCATGACGATCATGGCGGCACTGGCCCAGCAGGAATCGGAATCCCTGTCGGCAAACGTCCGCCTCGGCATCCAGTTCCGGAACCAGCAAGGCAAGGTTCAGGTCAACCATAACCGCTTTCTCGGATACACCAAGGATGAAAATGGCAAGCTGGTCATTGTCCCTGAACAGGCAGAAATTGTCAAAAGAATTTATGCCGAGTACATGGACGGCGCGAGCTTTCTTCAGATCAAGCGGGGACTTGAGGCAGACGGCATTTTGAACGGCGCCGGAAATAAAAAATGGGAAGTCAGCAATATCCGTCAGATCCTCACCAATGAGAAGTACATCGGAGATGCGCTCCTGCAGAAAACCTACACGGTGAGCGTTCTTGAAAAGAAGCGTGTCAAGAACGATGGTCAGGTGCCGAAGTACTATGTGGAAGGAAGCCACGAAGCAATCATCGACAGAGACGTGTTCCTACGGGTTCAGGCTGAGATCGACAGACGCGCCAATATTATTAAGGGAGGAAAGAAACGAGTTTATAGTTCAAAGTATGCGCTTTCCAGCGTTATCATCTGCGGGCACTGTGGCGACATCTTCCGAAGAATCAAGTGGAACAATCATGGATGCAAGTCGACGGTATGGCGCTGCGTCAGCCGGGTAAACAAGAAGAAAAGCGGCATTCATTGCCCGGCACGAACGGTCCATGAAGAAATGATCCAGGCGGCGGTTGTTACGGCGATCAATGATGCCTGGTCAAGGAAGGATGAGATTCTTCCTCAGCTCAAAGAGAACATTCGAGCAGTTCTGCAGGAAGACACAGATGCAAAAATCGCTGAGATCGATACTGCGGTAAAAGAAAAGCAGGAAGAACTTCTGAAAGTCGGAAAGGACGAGAACAAAATCGCCGAGATCGGCGAGGCCATCATGAAGCTCAGGGAAGAAAGGCAACAGGTTATGACGGATGCTGCCATGCATAAAGATGTGACGGACCGCATCGAAGACCTTTCAAATTTCCTGGATGAGCAGACCGGGGCTATTACGGAATATTCGGATGCGCTGGTTAGACGGCTGATCGAGAAGATCACCGTGTACGACGAGGCGCTTGTAGTCAAGTTCAAGTCGGGCCTGGAGATAACGGTAGATGCATAAGACGAAAAAATATTGAGGCAGTCGGAGATGATCCGGCTGCTTTTTTTATGCTTTTTACCAAATAGGAATGTTAAAGATTGCTAGGATGAAGTATAATAAATTTAACTGTAAGTGAAATTCAGTTGAACTTACGAGGTTAACAGCATGCTTAAGAATAATATAGAGATTGATGTGAAAGTGAAGTGCGTGGAAGAACAGACCACGCAGGCGGAGCTCGCAGATAAAGTCGGAACTTCTGCATCGTATGTCAGCAGGCTCATCAAGATGCCGGACAAGATTGTCAATCGGACCTTTGTCCAGATGATGGAGAAGCTCGGATACGACATCGAACTGACATATAAGAAACGAGAAGAAGGGACGGAATGAAGCACAGGTATGAACGAATTACAGTCATTATCTCAGATTTTTCAGAATAAGCTTTTTAGAATACCGGACTATCAGAGAGGTTATGCCTGGCAGGATCCTCAGCTTCGCGATTTCTGGGAGGACCTTCTGAATCTTCAAACGGATCGCAATCATTATACTGGCTTGCTCTCCATGAAGGCGATGAACAGAGACGAGAAAAAGAAACTCGATGCTGATGACCAGTGGCTTCTGGATAGCGGTTTTAAACCATATCAGATTGTTGATGGGCAGCAGAGGCTTACGACTTTTGTGATTCTTCTTAACGAGATCATTGAGTTTGTCCGTAACCTGCCAGAGAATGCTGACGCTGCAGATGAAAGTATCTATCTGGGGTATGAGAACATAAAGGATATTAAGGCAAAGTATATCTGTCGGAAAAGGCCGCCAGAAGGATTTGTAATCACCTATTTGTTCGGATATGAGAACGACAATCCCAGCGCGGAATATCTGAAACATAAGATTCTCGGTGAAAAATATGGTGGTACGCTCAGAGAAACGTATTACACAAAGAACCTGAAATATGCCAAGGAATTCTTCTCGAATGAAATAGCGACTTTTTATGGAAGGCATGGGAAGGACGGACTGGCCGATCTTTATCGGAAATTGACGCTCCATTTCATGTTTAACATCCATGAGATCGAGGACGACTACGACGTTTTTGTCGCCTTCGAAACCATGAACAACCGGGGCAAGCGCCTGACGAACCTTGAACTTCTGAAGAACCGACTGATTTATCTTACGACCCTTTACGACAGATCAATCCTGGATGAGATCAATGAGACGGCGCTCCGCGAGAAGATTAATAAAGCATGGAAGGAAGTTTATTATCAGCTTGGCAGGAATCAGAATGCGCCACTCTCAGACGATGAGTTTCTGAGAGCACATTGGATCATGTATTTCGCTTATTCTAGGAAGAAAGGCGATGATTACATTAAGTTCCTGCTGAGGAAGTTCTCACACAAGAATATTTTTCTGGATTCTGCCGATGCTGCTGCACCGGAAGAGGATGATACGGTTCCTGTGGCAACCGACGATGAAGATGAAGTGGATGATCCTTCGGAAAGTTCGGAACCAGAAATCAATGAGAGCACGCCGGGATTTCTCGCGCCCAGAGAGATTGCTGACTATGTAAATAGCCTCAATGAAACAGCTGAATACTGGTATTACTCTTTTTATCCGGATGAATGTTCGTCCATAACAAAAGAAGAGCAGGTCTGGATTGGAAGACTGAATCGCATAGGCATTGGTTATTTTAGACCGCTTGTGACCGTATCACTGGTTCCAAGCGTCGGTGCTACTTCAGGCGAAAGAATCGCTTTTTATAAGGCTGTTGAGAGATTCATATTCATTGACTTCCGTCTGGCTATGTATCAGTCAAGTTATCAGAGCAGCGAGTTCTACCGGAATACCCGTAAGGTGTACAGAAAAGAAATGAAGCTGCCAGAAGTGACTGCGCTACTGAATAAAATCACAGATGGAGATATTCCTGGTGCGCTTCAGGTATTCGGTACCAAGATGGACAAACGTTTCATTTCTGGGGACGGATTCTATAGTTGGAGAGATCTGAAGTATTTCCTTTATGAATATGAGTATTCACTCGTATCCAAATATAAGATTGAGAAGTTACAATGGGCCGATTTAACGAAGGTCGTTCGGGATCAGGTTTCCGTGGAGCACATTTTACCGCAGACACCGACAAAGTTTTACTGGAGAAACCAGTTCAGACAGTTTATCGGCAATGATGAAGAGATGCGTTATCTTGCTGCATCGCTTGGGAATCTGCTGCCGCTGTCTAAGAGTATCAACTCCAAGCTTCAGAATGACAGTTTCGAAGAGAAGAAAGAACGCGGATATTACAACGGTTCTCATTCCGAAATCGAAGTGAGCAAGGAAGCTGACTGGGATGCACAGAAAATCTATGAACGCGGCATAAAGCTTCTTCATTTCATGGAGGAACGATGGAACTTCAAATTTGCCAGCCAGGAACAGATGGACGAGCTGCTTCATATTTCCTTTGTCAACGACGGACGCGATGTTCCCGCTGAGATAAGCGAAGAGGATGATACCGATGTTTCAGATCAGACAAGCGATGATCTAAGGCTTCAGTATTGGACAAAGGCACTGCCGATTCTTGCTGATGCGTTCGGTGGGGACAGTACTTATTCCAATGTTTCTCCGGCGACACGCAGCACCGTTGATGGTTTTGTAGGAATCTATGGCGTTCATCTGTACTGCTCAATGAGACTTCAGAAGCAGACACTAAGTGCGAATGTTTGGATAGATGCCGAGGACAAAGAAAAGAACAAACAGATCTTCGATGCTATGTATCGGAGAAAAGAACAGGTGGAAGCTGCCATACCGCATCCGGTGAAGTGGAATAGGAGAGACGATAAGAGATCATCAACGATCAATGTCGAACTTGAAAATGTTGTCTTTTCTGACACCAACCTGTGGGATGAGCAGTTCAAGTTTCTTGCTGATACATGTGTAGCGTTGAAAAATGAACTAATTGATCCATGTGCGGATGAGATTCGGGAAATCTGCAGCAAGTAACATCATTGATGTCAGGAGGTAACTACAGTGGCGGATATGAATCAGATACACACATTTGCCATGAAGTGGCTTGATAAGTTCAGAGATCAGGGAATCAATTACATAGAACTTGTAGACCATTATATGGCAGATGACTGTGCTGCACTTGGTTTTGAGATGGACTGCGGGCATGCTTTTGAACGCGTTTATGGCAAGGCCGTCTATGATAATAAAGAACTGGATAAAGTCATAGATGACATCACAGACATTCCGCTGCTTGGATCGGCAATATACTCCAGGTGGCGATATTATAACCACTGGGCATACGACGCGTCTCAAATACTCGAGCCTCAGAATCGCGCGTGGTTCATTACTGTTCTTTCCAGACTTGCATCGCTGAGTAGTGAAAATCCTGCCATCTTCAAGGGAACCATAAAAAAGATACGTATTGTATCCAACAACATCAGCTATGGTCTCCGACCAGAACCTGAAGATGAAGTAGAACAGCATCTGACGGTAAATACGGATGGGAGAGTGTGGTTTTCCACCTATGTTTTCGGAGATGGAATCGGCAAATATAGAAAATCAAAAACTAAAAATTTCAGCATTGATAAATCCAATGCGACAGAACTTTTGGATAAGGTGGCTGCCTATTTTAGCCGGGAGGATTACACAGATGTATTTGCCACCGATATCGGTATTTGGGAAATGGAATTGACAAATACCGAAGGCAAGACATATAAATTCCAAGGTTCTTTGTGTGCAGATTTTGACGCGGATGGCATAGATCTGTCTGATTTGATTAGGGATAGTTTGGGATTGCCGGATTTGTATGCCTTTGATGGTAATGATAAGCCAGATAAAATAAATCGAATCGTGCTGGATTATCATCGGGTGACGAAAATTAAGCCGAAGGAAGTGCCAGAAGGTGCTGCATGGGAATTTGTAACTTGGGATTATGCGGAGCAGCTCATTATTGACAGAGAAAAGGCAACGCTCGAACACATTCAGAATATCGGTACAGGGTGCAAGGTTTCTCGCAAGTATGAAGTCGAAGGCGGTATAGAAAGCCTTCTGGATGATTTTGACGCAGAGGATCTGTTTGGAAATATCGTAGGTAATCCTGACGATGTCGTAGAAAACCCAAATGAAACGAAGGACTATAGAATTACTATAGATTATAAAAAGAACCCTCAAAAAATCATCACAGGATCATTTGATAAAAATGGACTGCCGGACGATTTTAAGGAGTTCGCCGATGCGGTATATGATTTTATGCGTTTCTATGGTTTGGGCGAGATACTTGATCCGTCTGTATATGGCAAAGCAAAACGCAGAGCAACAGATTATATCTATTGCAGCGTAGTATTTGAAGATGGTCAGAAGACGTATTATTACCTGGCAGATGATGATAGTATTGAGGTAGATGATTTCGTTATTGTTCCAGCCGGGAAAGACAACCATGAGGCAATTGTGAATGTTGTCGGTATTGAATATTTTCCTGAAGATAAGGTTCCTTTGCCTGTGGAAAAAACAAAACATATTATAAGAAAGTGTACGGATGAGGAAATAGAATCTATTGAGGAAACGCAGAGCGAGGCTTTTTATTGCCCGGCAGCAAAGAAAGTAATAACAAGTGATGTATGCTATGAATTGTGGATGTGCCTGAATGGAATGATGAAGTTGTCTTTAGTTCCGGAGGTAGAAATAAAGGACCAGGCACAAGCGGAAAAGATCTGCAATGAATGTCCACGACACAAACAATGGGAATAG